ATTTATCTTTGTAAAAAAATCAACAGCCAATGTGCTACGAATCTCTTCTCGGTCTTCAGGGGTGCGACAGACCAGAGCCAACAACTGGGCTTTACATCGATGATCTCGGCATCAATCAGACTTTACTCGGGCAGCTAATAACTGACCAATACAACAGCGGAGTTGAATTGTTTGAAGCAAAGCGAGCATTCGCTTGGCGCAAGATGTCAACTGATATCTTATCAAGGCTAACACCGATGATGAAAGCCGACACTGTTGTGGAGTCAAAGCGCATCGGTCAAGTGGTGAGCAATGCTGCGAACATCGACACAATGGTAGGTGCAGGAAAGTACACAGGCATCAGAGTGACGATTGACCCAAACACCGAAAGCTTTTTAAACTTCTACTTGTCGAACTTCAAGATTGACATCTACACAATGGCAGTGCCAGTAGAGATATTTGTTTACGACATGAGCACCTTAAAGCTGATTGATTCTTTCTTCTACCAATCGGAAGCAGTAGAGCAGTTTATCGGCAAGACCTTCAAGGCGAATCGCAGGAAGTTAGATCTGGCATTTGTTTATGAGTCGCTTTATGACACCACTAAAATGGTTCCTAAGAAAGGGCACTGCTTCGATTGCTCAGGCAATGTAAGAGGTGCGCACATCTGCCCATTCGTGGATGCGGTTGGCATTGAGTTGACGGTGAGCGGAGATGATGTGATATCATCCAAAGCAAAGAAGTACACGCAAGGGATGAGCTTAGTTTATAATGTCAACTGCGATCGTGAAGCTTGGCTGTGCAGCATTGGAGGATTGATGGCAATGCCGCTTGCTTATGCAACGGCGGTCGAGATTTATAACTACGGGCTAACAATAAGCCCTAACCAACGAGTGAACACAACAGTCAGCGTAAACACAGGCTTTGCAACATCTGATCCCAACGATGGAATGATTGCAGGGCGCGATATAGCAGCAACGAGATACAGCGAAGAACTCACAGCGATGTTGCAGAACATGAGACTGCCAAGCGACAATACGTGCTTTGATTGCAGAAGAAATATGAAGTACGTCACAGCACTACCATAATGGCAACGCCCAAGGAGATCAGCGGAAGGATTGATGCTTTATTCTCGGAGTGGAGTGGAGGCTTTACTCCGCTATTTAGGGCAGTGCTTGACATGAGGCGAGAGATGTACATCCGCATCTTTGGAATTGATACTGGCAGAGGGCAAAACCAAGCAGGGAACTTCCTTCCAACTGTTCCGTATTCTCCTGCTTACGCAAAGCTAAAAGCTAAGAACGGCAAACCTCCATTGGAGTTAACAGGATTCTTAAAACGCTCATTTGCAACAGACCAATCAAGTGTTAGCAATCAAGGATTCAATTCTTTTATTTACCTACAAGCTGATGAAGCAGGCAAAGCATTAGGATTGGAGAAAGGAGTTGCTAGCGGCAATCCAAAGTACAAGACTTTTAAAGGATACGGAACAATTTTCCAACCTACAAAAGAGGAGCAAGATAGAATGTTGCAGCTACACGCAGAATTGTTAGTTGAGGAAATATCAAATCAGATAAGCAAACCATGAATCTACTTAAGACCATTATCGAGCGGCTCAACCAACGTGTTGAGGTAGCCAATATCTTCGACAAGCAGTTTGGCCTTTGCGAGCTTAATGCAAACGGCAACGAGAAGGCTTGGGTGCACTATATCGGCAATGGGCAAGCGGAGGTTGTTACCAACTTCGATGCTAAGCAGGGCACATTGTTTTGGGCTAAGAGAGGCAAGGTAACCGTTGTCAAGACTGATGCCTACAAGATGAGTGGCTGCAAGCAGTTGTACGTGACCTCTTTTCCCTTAACGGCTTATGCAGTAGTGCGCAAGAGCCATCTGCCATGCGATGGGGATGATGCTCAGGATTGGCTTGCATCGAGAATCTACAAGCTGACGAGTGGCACTGATCCACAATTCAAGCAGAATCTTGGAGTGATTAACTACGAAGTAATTCCGAGCGGCTACATCAACGAGATTAAGACATTAACAGCAAACTATGAGTGGGCATGTGTCACTGTCGACTTCGATATTCAAGTTATCACAACCACAGAAGATGGCTGCTACGATATTTGCGCAACGGGTGACATTCCGCTTCCAGACTTTCAACCATGCACACCATGCTTGACGGAGGTTGCTGTTGATGGGGTGACCATCACAGGCAACGGAACAGAAGCCGATCCATTGGTGGCAGTTGGTGGCGGCGGCGGAACTCCGCTGATCACCAAAGAGGAAGGCACTAACGTAAGCACCAACACAACGACATTAAACTTCACCGGTGAAGGAGTGACAGCATCACTGACATCGCCTGGAGTGGTTGAGGTAAATATACCAGGCGGAAGTGGTACGACACCGGACTTGCAGGAAGTTACCGATGAAGGCAACAGCACAACGAATGACATTGCATTCACGGGAAGCGCAGGGCTTTCCTTTGACAATGGCGCATTCTTTCGCAAAGGAACTACCGATGCAGGAAACGGCGGAGCGAAAGGCACAGCACAAATATGCTCGATAAGTTATGAGCTGAAGTGGGAAGCAGGGCGATTGTATTACATGCAGCAAGATGGCTTCACCATTCGCGATGTGACTCACAACTTTACCTTTGTGCCTCAAGTAACTGATGACAGCTCCAAGGGCTTTGTAGTAGGTTCTCGATGGAGCTTGGATGATGGCACTGTTTACCTATGCTCTGATGATACAATAGGCGCAGCAGTTTGGGCAGTTGTAACAATTGGCGGAGTTACATCGGTGACAGCGAGTTCGCCCTTGTCTTCTACTGGAGGCACTACTCCAGACATCAGCATCACTCAAGCCGATGGCAGCACTGATGGATACTTGACATCAACCGATTGGAATACATTCGATGGCAAGTTCGATGTTCCAACAGGCACCAACACCGACTACCTTGATGGCACTGGAACACCGACTCCATTCCCTACATTGCCAACGGGCACTGTCACATCGGTAGACCTTACGATGCCTGTTGCATTCTCTGTCACTGGCAATCCAATAACTACAAGTGGTACATTAGCAGTATCTGCAAATGGGTTAACTACGCAGTACATCAGAGGCGATGGTCAGCTTGCTAACTTTCCCACATCAATCGGTGGAGGTTCAAGCGTAAGTTACTACCTCAACGGCTCAGTTAATCAAGGTACAATCGGCGGCTCTACTTATTACGAGATGAGTAAGACACCAATCTTAGGTGCAGGCACTGACTTCACAAGAACTAATGCTCAAGGCAATGGATTGATTGCACAGTTTATTACAGATGCAGGCGATCCTAATCTTTTGGCAATACCAGCAGGTAATTGGAATCTTGAGTTATTTTTTAGCTCATCAGCAAGTGGTGGAAGTCCATCATTTTATGTTGAATTATACAAGTATGATGGTGCAACATTTACTTTGATTGCAAGTGATTCAGCAACACCTGAAGGTATTACAAACGGGACTACAATTGATGCTTACTTCACTGCTTTGGCAGTCCCTGCGACAACACTTGCTCTTACAGATAGGCTTGCTTTGCGTGTATTTGTAACTACCTCTGGGCGCACAATCAAATTGCACACTGAAAATGGTCACCTATGCCAAGTCATTACCACTTTCTCAACTGGTCTAAACTCATTAAACGGCTTAACTGCTCAAGTGCAAAACTTTGCAGTTGGAACATCGGGCACTGACTTTGCAATAAGTTCAGCAACAGATACGCATACCTTTAACCTACCAACAGCAAGTGCAGCCAACAGAGGTGCATTGAGCACAGCTGATTGGACAATATTCAACGGCAAGCAAGATGCTTTGTCCAGTGGTGTAAACATCAAGACAATCAACTCCACTTCGATACTTGGAAGCGGCAACTATGCAACTCCCTTTGAGCTTGTTGTTGCGGCATCGGATGAAAGCACTGCGCTAACAGCAGGCCTTGCTAAGATTACTTTTAGGATGCCGAGAGCGGTGACACTTACAGCGGTAAGAGCATCACTCACTACGGCTCAAGCAAGTGGTAGCATCTTTACTGTTGACATAAACGAAGGCGGTTCAAGTATCTTAAGCACTAAGCTGACAATCGACAACACTGAGAAGACAAGCACAACGGCTGCCACTCCTCCAGTGATAAGCGACACATCACTTGCCGACGATGCAGAGATTACAATCGACATTGACCAAATCGGCAATGGCACTGCGAAAGGTTTGAAGGTTATGTTAATAGGTAACTACGCATGAGTTTCTTAGTCAACCCATATTCATACGCTACGGGATGCGATGCAGATGCTGTGGCATTCCTTGCAGCTGCTGGTATCACTGATGCCACAATCACATCTGCCATCTGCACATTGGTGACTTCAATGAAAGCCAATGGCACTTGGGTGAAGTGTAACGCTATCTATCCTATGGTTGGCGGAACAGCGGCAACACATAAGTTCAACCTTAAAAATCCTTTAGATACTGATGCTGCATACAGATTATTGTTTTCAGGTGGATGGACTCACTCTGCCAATGGTGCGCTCCCTAATGGAACTAATGCTTATGCAGACACACGATTAGCAACTAATGTATTAACAAGTAATTCAAATCATTTATCCGTATATGTAAGAACTGCTCAAAGTACCAATGCAGTTCCAATAGGTTCATTTAATCTTGCAGGAACTCTTTTGTTTCAATTAAATATCTCAACTGGTGTAGGATTAGCCTATTATACTGGAGGTTTAACAACACAATTACTTTCAGCATTAGCAAATTCTTTAGGTTTTTTTACGGGAACTACAAGAGCAAATAATGATAGAAAAACTTTTAGAAATGCAGTACAACAAGCAAGTTTAACAACAGCTATAAATACTAATTATAATTCTTTGTTTAATTATTTAGGTGCAAGAAATCAAGATAATGTTGCCAATCAATATAGCGGTCAACAACTTGCTTTCGCATCCATCGGAAGCGGCTTGACTGATAGCGAAGCAGCGGCACTATACACGGCAGTCCAAGCCTTTAACACCACCTTATCCCGTCAAGTGTAATGAAAGTTCACCTACTCACATACGAACAGGCTCAGAGCCTTATTGGCATCCAATTCATGCCCGACAATTACTTTAACCCAATCATGGATGCTGACGGCAATCACATCATCAGCATCGAAGAAGTTGAGCAGTGCTCAATTGATTGGGTGAAAGCCTTACCTTTGATAAACTATAAACCTATAACGACATGGCAGGAGTAAAAATTACCGACTTAGGCACATTGACAACGGCTGTCAATGAAGACTTACTTTACATTGTGGATGTGAGCGACACATCGCAATCACCTGAAGGCACATCCAAGCAGATTGAGGTTGGGAATTTGTTCAGCAGTGGAACATATACACCGACTTTTAGTGCTGAAGTAGATTGTACAATGACTGCAATAAAAGGCTACTATATAAGAGTAGGCAATATAGTAACTTGCAATGTAAATGTAAATGCTCAAGGACCTGGAGAAATAGTTCCACAATATGAATTTCAAATGACACCTCCTATTCCAACTAATTTTGCATTTGGAACTGATGCTATTGGATTAGTAACTGAACCAACAATTCTTGAACAAGCTGTATTAAGTGCAATTTCTGGAACCGATACTGTTATTGTGTATTTTAGTTTGCCTGCATCAACAGCATTTAATATTGATTTTGCTATCCAATTCCAATATGAAATCCTCATCTAACGGCATCCGATTGATACAGGAGTTTGAAGGCTTGCGCCTCACCTCCTACCTATGCAGCGCAGGTGTTGCCACAATCGGCTACGGCGCAACCTACTACCAAGACGGAAGCAAGGTGAAGCTCGGGCAGACCATAACCCGAGACCAAGCTGATCAGCTGCTTAAGGATCACCTTAAGGAGTTTGAGGGCAGCGTGCTTGGTCTGCTTAACACCACCAAGGTGAACCAGAACCAGTTCGATGCGCTTGTAAGTTTCTGCTTTAACCTTGGAGCAGGCAACCTTGCTAAGTCGCAGCTGTTGAGGTTTGTAAAAGCCAACCCAAAAGATCCGAAGATTGCAGCCGAGTTCCTCAAGTGGAACAGAGCAGGCGGTGAGGTATCTCGTGGGCTTGTAAGAAGAAGGAAAAAAGAAGCGGAACTATATTTTGCAGCAGTTGTATAATAGATATTTGCTCAGGCATAAGACAGAGCCATTTGTGATGCTTGATGAAATGGATCTAACCTTCGAGCAGTTTGTTGAGAAATTAAAATCATCATACGTTTTTAATCACATGTGGGG